GGTGACCAAGGTCAAAAAGGTCAAACTGGTGACCAAGGTTTAGTAGGTCCTATAGGTTTAGGAAACGTAACAGGCCCAGGTGGTGACCAAGGTTTTCAAGGTCCTCAAGGTTTACAAGGTAATTCAAATGTTGCAGGCCCACAAGGTCCACAAGGTCCAAGTGGTCAGATAGGCCCAACGGGTGATGTAGGTGACCAAGGTGTCCAAGGTCAAAAAGGTGAAGCAGGTCAAAAGGGTACAATTGGTTCAGTAGGTTTAGGAAACGTAACAGGCCCAGGTGGTGACCAAGGTTTCCAAGGTCCTCAAGGTCTTCAAGGTCCTCAGGGTATAGACAAATCATCTGACTTAGAATTTAAAGGTGCTCAAGGACCTCAAGGTGTTCAAGGTGAGATTGGTCCAATTGGTGATGTAGGTAATACTGGTGTTGCTGGCCCACAGGGCCCAAAAGGTCCTATTGGTCCAAGTGGTGATGGTGGTGTCAAGGGTGTATTAGGCCCACAAGGTGATATTGGTCCTCAAGGTCCACAAGGTCCTACTATTGACGCAGGTGCACAAGGAGATACTGGTGTTCAAGGACCTAAAGGTGCTCAAGGTGTGGATAAATCTTCTGACTTAGAATTTGTAGGTGATAATGGACCTCAAGGTACGAGTGGGTTTGTTGGTCAAAAAGGTGCTAAAGGTAACCAAATGAGTGGTGGATTTTTTGAAACTATAAAGATATGGTGTAACTTAGGATATCAAGACCAATTACAATTTAAACCTCACGGATGGTCATCAGGTGACCCAGTCTACATTTTGGAAACCTATTTAAGTGGAAGTGGTGATTACTAATTTATTTTACATATTTATATAAAACAAAAAAGTTATATATGAATAGAAATTTTAGTTTTGATAGAAATCAACATCGGTCTGATGTAGACTTTACTAATTACTATTGGTTTGAAACTGGATTTACTAAATCTGAGTTAGAAGAAATCGAGAAGATGACACAATCCTTAAAGTTTGAGGAAGCTGCCACTGGTCAAGATGATTCATCAAAAATTAGTGATTATAGAAAATCCAAAGTAAAGTGGTGTTACCAAAATCAAGAATGGGACTGGGTATACGAAAAACTGCATAATATGATTATGGAAGCAAATGATGTTATGTGGAAGTTCGATTTATCAACAATGAATGAAGCAATTCAGTATACTGAGTACTATGGTGGTGGTGGTCATTACGATTGGCATATGGACTGTGGAATTGGTATCCAAAACCAAAGGAAAGTATCAGTAACAGTTCAATTATCAGCACCTGATGAGTATGAAGGTGGGGATTTAGAGTTCAATATGGGGAGTCACAAAGTAGCACCTAGAGTTCAAGGAGCAGCAGTTATATTTCCATCGTTTATGTTACATAGAGTAACCCCAGTAAAAAGTGGAACTCGTAAATCGTTCGTACTTTGGGTAGGTGGTGAACCATACAAGTAGATTATGATAAAAACTAAACTACCATCCGCACTAGTTTTTGGTTGGGATAGGTTTGGTGAGTTTGAATTATCATCAAATCTATGCGAAAATGAAGGTTTGGTTGAAAATATACAATTATGGTCTTATGAAAGTGACCAAGACCTTTACAATTTGATGGTAAAACACGAACCAGACATCATTTTAACATTTGGTGATGTGAATTCGTTCTTAATATCACAAGAAACATCAGAAATTATTAGTTCAAAGTGGACTCATTTTGGCAATCCGTTATCTGATGATGATTTGGCAAATGAAGTAGCAAGATTATCAACGATTTGGAGTTGTAAATCTACGAAATTATATGGTTCTAAAGAAAACCCACTATTTTCAGTATTTACTGGGACATATAAGACTGGTAATCGTATATTTAGAGCATATGATGGGTTAAAAAACCAAACATATCGGAATTGGGAGTGGGTCGTTGTTGATGATTCACCAGAAGATGACTTTGACACTTGGAATAAGTTAAAAACTATCGCAGAATCAGACCCAAGAGTAAAAATACATAGAATTACTCCAAATTCGGGTGGAAATGTTGGTGAAGTCAAACATAGAGCAGCAGTATTGGCAAATGGTGATTGGTTAGTGGAGTTAGACCACGATGATACCCTTGCATCCGATTGTTTTGAGGTTTGTGTTCGTGGTATTAAGAAATATCCCGATGCAGGGTTTGTTTTTACTGGTGTTGCTGAGATATATGAGGATGGCAGTCACAAATATTATGGACCAATCGACCCACAAGCATATGGTAGAGACCATAATGGGTATGTCTTCGGATATGCACACCACGAGTGGGTAGAAATCGATGGTAAGAAATATGTAGGTGGTTATTCAGCAAATATCAATCCTAAAACTATTAGATATAATATGGGAATGCCGAATCACGCAAGAATTTGGCATCGAGATGTATATCATAAGGTAAGAGGTCACAATAGAACAATTTCAGTAGCAGATGATTTCGAGTTGATAGTAAAAACATTTTTAGAAACAAAGATGTTAAAAATCGATAAAGTATTGTATATGCAATGGAATAATTTTTCAAGTACAGTCGATTTAAATTTAATTGACATCAATCGAAGAGCAAGATTGATTCGAAATTACTACGACAAAGACATTCACAACCGAATTCAAGAATTGGGTAAATTTGATTGGGATTGGAACGAGGAAACACAGTCGTGTAATTCTAGTTGGTGGATGGATAGAACTAGATATTTTGAAAGAGAACAAGTATTAAATTACATTTACACAGAGCAGTAATTATGAAAGTATTATTTTGTATAGGTTATCAAAAGACCGCATTTAGTCCTCAATCTTGGAAAGAAAATGGGTCAGGTGGTTCGGAATATTCGGTTATGAAATTGGCAGAACGATTTTCTGAACTAGGGCACGAGGTTATGGTTAGTGGTGAAGTTATCACAGGCACTTACAATGGTGTAAAGTATTTTACATATGAAGACTTGGGTGTAAATGACCACTATGATGTTGTTATTGCAACAAATTACATTCATTATCTGCAAGAGTTAGATTCAAAGGGAATTACATTTGATAAGTCTTATTTTTGGGTACACAATAATGAGTTTTATCCTTGGTGGAATGGTAGTAGTTTAGACCAAGATGGTAGACCTAACTTACACAACTCTCGTATGAATAGAGTCATTGCAGTTTCGGAATACTCAAAGAATCAACTACTAAAGAATTATCCAGAAATGGAATCCAAGATAGATGTTATTCCAAATGCAATTGATTCAAGTGATTGGCCCTCACCACAAATAAAAATTAAAGATAGGTTTATTTACTCTTCAGCTGCAGATAGAGGATTAGAAAATCTACTGAGTATGTGGGGTGATATAAAACAAATAAAACCAAATGCCACATTGTTAGTTGCAACTCCACCATATGCGGAAGAATGGTATGATAGTTATAAAAAAGAGTTGGATGGTGTGGAATTTGTTGGAGCACTATCACCAAGTAGATTGTATAACGAAATAAGTAAATCAGAATATTGGGTATATCCATCATATTACGATGAGACATACTGCATCACTGCCCTTGAAATGATGAAAGGTGGTGTTAAAATAATATCATCTGATACTGGTAATTTAAAATTACTTCTTCAAGGTAAAGGTAAACTTGTATCATCCGACCAAGACTTTGATAGGATGAAATTAAGTATTCTTGATATACTACAAACCGACCAAAATAATCCAAACTCAATGGAATCGTTTTTACGAGTAGCAAGTGGATTTGCTAATAAACAATCTTGGGAGATGGTTGGTGATATTTGGTTGAGTAAAATAGAAGAAGATAATAAACCAACACGAGTTTTACATCAAGAAGATAAATTACACCCCGAGTTATACACTTATTATGAAAACCCAAATGAGTGGAAACGAAGATTCATCACTTATTCGGCAAGGACTAAAGAATGGGACTTGATTGTAGATGAACCATTTATGAATACATTTACATTTCCATTATTTACACCCGAGTTTTGTAAAATGATTCGAGAAGAAGCAGAACATTCCAATTCGTGGACCTATGATAGACACGAACATTATCCAACTACTGATATGGTATTACAAACCATTGGAATGCATGAGATTTATATGGAAGTTCTTCGTGAGTATGTAATGCCACTATCAATTTATATGTGGGCATTAGAAGGAGAAGGTTGGGATGTTTTAGATTCCGAAAACTTTCTAGCAAGATATACACCCGACACCCAAGGACACTTATCAATCCATCACGATGCATCCGATGTTACTTGTTTAGTACAACTTTCAGACTTAGATGAATATGAGGGTGGTGGAACTTGGTTTAAAAGACAAAAAAAATTGATAAAAAATGGTATTGGGTGTGTAACTATACATCCTGGAAACATTACACACAAACACGGTGCTCGTGCAGTGAGTGATGGTAAAAGATATATAATAGTATCCTTTATGAAAAATACGAAAAGGTAATCCCAATACTATTTATATAGGACTAATAGTATTTAGGAGTATAAATGGCAGTAGAAATTCCAATATGGCCAGGTTCGGGTTCGTTTGCAAGTGGTTCATCAACTCCTTTCGGGTTTTTTGATTCTGACTCTCAGTTTCAATCAGATGCACCGAAAGTTGCAGAGTGGTGTGCTAAGAGATTGGGGTATCCAATTGTTGATGTTGAATTACAAGACATCAACTTCTTTGCTTGCTTAGAAGAAGCAGTAAATGAGTACTCATCTCAAGTAAATCAGTATAGAGCAAAAGAAAACTTATTATCACTTCAAGGGTCATCGATGGATTTGGATTTGTCTGACACTAATATGAATGGTAATATGCAGAATTTAGTCAATATCGCAAAAGACTATGGTACTGAAGCACTGAGTGGTGGTAAAGTTACTGTTTATACTGGTTCATTCGAGATGGTAGGTGGTCAGCAAATCTATGACTTTGGTGATGATAATGTAGTAACCTTAGAAAGTGGGTCTACATTAAATGGTATCACAATGAGAAGAGTATACCACACTCAACCACCTGCAATCATTAGATACTTTGACCCATTTGTAGGTACTGGTATGGGTTCTCAACAAATGATGAACACTTTCGGGTGGGGTAACTACTCACCAGGTGTGTCATTTATGATGCAACCAATGTTTGATGACCTTCTTAGATTACAAGCAATTGAATTCAACGATAAGATTCGTAAATCATCATATGGATTCCACATTGATGGTCAGAGAATTAGATTATATCCAATCCCAACGAGTGGTGATACTGGAACGAAGGTATATTTCGATTATACATTAGATAGTGAGGTAAATTCACCAATCGCTGCATCAAATGTAGTTAGTGATTTGTCAAATGCTCCATTTGGTAGATTGACTTACCAAAACATCAACTCAGCAGGTAAACAATGGATTGCAAGATACACACTTGCATTAGCAAAGGAGATGTTGGGTGCAGTCAGAGCAAAGTTTTCTGCAATTCCAATACCAGGAGCAGACATTACATTAGATGGGTCAGACCTTCGTAACGAAGCATCTGCTGAAAAAGAATCATTACTTACTCAGTTGACTGAAATGCTAGAATCAACTTCTCGTAGAGCACTGATGGAAGCAAGAAAAGAAGAATCTGAATATTTGGAAGAAACACTCAACAGAGTACCAAGACCAATTTTTATAGGATAATGTAGATGGCACTATTCGGTGGACAAAGAGATATGTCATTATTCAATAAAGTGAATAAGGAACTTATCAATGACATTATTGATACGGAAATCTATTATTATCAAGTTGCTTTGACTGAAACTAAAGCAAACTTATATGGTGAGGGTAAAGATAAAGTATTTAATCAACCAATCAAAATTCCTTGTTTGATAGAGAGGGGTCAGTCCACACAAATCTCTGATGATTTTGGACAATCATATTCTCGTGAAGTACAATTCAGATTTCTTCGTGATACATTGGTTGAAAAGAACCTTGTACCCGAAGTTGGTGATATTATTCAATGGAATGGTGAGTATCACTTGATTGATGCACAATACTCTTACCAATATGTAGCAGGTAAAAACCCAGATACTTGGGATGGTGGTGAAACACAAGGTCTTAATGTATCTATTATATGTGATGCACACGTTACTCGACAAACATCTATCAAATTGGTAGATACTTATAAAGGTAACTCAAGACAAAACGATAACGAAGTACCATTAGGACTATAAGATGGCACAAAAGTATAGAAATCAAGATACATCAAAACCGAATATTACTCAGACTCAATCTTCTACGAGTGAAGATGTAAAACTGAATAAGGCAAAGCAGATTCGTAGAGACCAAGACAATGTAAAGAATGTCTCGGTGGGTATTTATGATGTAGATTCTGCTTTTAGAAACTTTTTGGATAAAGATGTAAAACCTACTATCGAAGATGATGGTAGATTCTATCCAGTACCAGTAATGTACGCATCTCCAGAGAAATGGGCATCTGCTCAACGAGATGGGTTTATGAGAGATGACAATGGTATGATTCTAACACCAGTTATCTCATTCAAAAGAAATAATCTTTCAATCAATACTGACTTAGCAAAGTTAAAGGTGGCACAAAACGAAGATGCACACCAAATGTTTGAACGAAAGTATACAAGAACCAATAGATACGACCAATTCTCTATTTTGACTGGTCAAGAACCTAAAAAAGAGTATATGTCGGTTGAAAGACCTGATTATGTAAACTTAGAGTACGAAGTAGTCGTTTGGTGTGATTATATGGAGCAAGTAAACAAGATTGTCGAACAAATCGTGTTTTTCCAAGGCCGTTCATTTGGTGATAGATATAAATTCGTAATAAAAGGTGATTCTTATGGATTTGAAACCATTTCAGAGATGGGTCAAGATAGAATCACTAAAGCAAGTATCAATCTGACTGCAAAGGCATACATCGTTCCAGAATACGCAGCAGTAACCAACAATACCAAGAGAAGAATCTCAGTCGGTAAGGTGTCTTGGGGTGAGAGTCCAAAATTAGGTGGAAATGATTCATCTGTAAAGATAGGTAATGAATACGGATTAGAGCAAGAGTTTCAATCATTAAAGAGTGAAAAGCAATCTTTGATTGATGGTTACACTACTCTAAGACAGCAAGAAGTAGAATTAAGTGCTGAATTGAAAGAAAAATATGGTGAGGGTACTTACGATATTAATACAAATCAATTTACACCTACCAAATAAGTAGTCGTTTCCCTATTTTTTGGTGTATTTATTATAAGGAAAACCAAATTTTAGAATTTAGGAGAAAATAATGGCTGAAAGAATTGTAAGTCCTGGCGTATTTACACGAGAAAAAGACCTTTCATTTTTACCACAAGGTATTGGTGAGATAGGTGCTGCTCTTATCGGGCAATCAATCAAAGGACCTGCTTTTGTTCCAACACAAGTAGAGTCTTTTCAAGAATTCCAACAAAAGTTCGGTGGTCTTACTGAAGATTCATATCTTCCGTATACTGCCCAATCTTATTTAGAGGAAGCAGGTACTGCTACTATCGTAAGAGTATTAGGTCAAGGTGGATACACTGCTAAACCATTAGCATTGGTAATGTCTTCATCTCAAGGTGAGTTTGTAGGTGCTTTACTTCACCCAACTACTACCTCAAATGGTGGTGACTTTAGTAATGTTGCAACAACCGTAGGTGCTGAAGCAAGTGCATCTTCATTCGTATTGACACTAAGTGGTAGTTTAGTTGATGAGCAAAGTGTATCTGCATCCCTAAACCCATCGGATGCCAATTATATCACGAAAATATTCGGATATGCACCTAAATCTTCTAAAGATGCTTACACATTCCTAAACTTCTCAACTTTCCAATCTGCATCATTTGCAACTGGTGAGGTTGTATCTGCATCATTGCAGGAAGTGAATGTTGATTACACTAAAGCATACCAAGAGGCTGCAACTCCTTGGATTAAATCTCAAAAAGTTGGTGGTGTTGCTACTGATTTGATTAAATTCCATACACTATCTCACGGTAACTCTACTAACTACGAATTTAAAGTAGGTATTACTAATGTTAGACCAGCTTCAGAGGTGCCAGGTTCTGAATATGGAACATTTAATGTAATCGTAAGAAGAGTTGATACTGGAAAGATTCCTAATTCAATTTTTGGACAGGGTGTTCAAGATTCTGACCTTAGACCAAACATCGTAGAAGAGTTCCAAGGTGTAAATCTTGACCCTAACTCACCAAACTACATTAAGAGAGTAATCGGTGACAAATATATTACAGTTGATGCAAATGGTAAGTTGTCTTCAAATGGAGATTACCCTAACGCATCTGCTCATATTAGAGTAGTAGTAGCTGATGATGTTGATAGTGGTGCTATTGATTCAACACTCGTTCCATTCGGATTTGGTGCTGTAACATCACCTCTACACTCAACATATAATCTACCTGCTCCAACTTACAACGTATCACAATCAATTTCAAGTGAATACAACAAGAGAGCATTCTTAGGTTACTCGTTCGATTTCTCAACAACCGATAACTTGAACTTCCTACAACCACTTCCAGATGCAAATACTGAAGAAGTTGGTTCTGACTTTGATTTGGCAACTTGTGAATCAAATGGTTCAACTATCACATTGACATCTGATTTGAGTGCTAAGAAATTCTTAGTACCATTCCAAGGTGGTTTCGATGGATACGAACCAAATAGAGTAGTAAACGTAGGTTCAGCAATTGTTGCAGGTAACTCACAAGGATTTAACCTTTCATCTGCTACGGCAGCAGGAACAGTTGCTTATAGAAAAGCTATTGACACAATCTCAAATCCTGATGAGTTTGATATTAATATGATTGCACTTCCAGGTGTAATCAATAGACTACACTCTTCAGTTTCTACTTACGCAAAAGATATGTGTGAGGATAGATTAGATTGTTTCTATGTAATGGACGCAGGTGGTTATTCTGACTCCATTGCAACCGTGAAAAACTCACTAACTTCATTTGACTCAAACTATGTGGCTACTTACCACCCTTGGGTTAAGATTTTGGATACTGATAAGAACAAGCCAGTATGGGTACCGCCAAGTGTTGTACTTCCTGGTGTAATTGCATTCAATGATGCTGTAAGTGCTGAATGGTACGCACCAGCAGGTTTGAATCGTGGTGGTCTTCCAAACGTAATCGAAGTTAAGACTCGTTTGACTCACGATGAGAGAGACACACTATACGAAGGTCGAATCAACCCAATCGCAACTTTCCCAGGACAAGGTGCTACGGTATTCGGTCAAAAGACACTACAAGCAAAACCATCTGCATTGGATAGAATCAATGTAAGAAGATTGTTAATCGCAGTTAAGAAATACATCGCATCTTCAACAAGATACTTGGTATTTGAAAACAATACTGCTGCAACAAGAAATAGATTCCTATCAATTGTGAATCCTTACTTGGAATCAATCCAACAAAGAAATGGTTTGTACGCATTTAGAGTTGTGATGGATGATTCCAACAACACTCCAGATGTAATTGATAGAAACATTATGGTAGGGGAGATTTACTTACAACCAACTAAGACTGCTGAATTCATCGTTCTTGACTTCAACATTCTTCCAACTGGTGCTGCTTTCCCTGAAGCATAAATGTGAGAATTATACTATTTATTAGAAAGAGACAATAGGAGATTATAAATGGCACAGCTATTAGACCCAAATGAAATTATGTTCACCAACTTTGAACCTAAAATGTCAAATAGGTTCATTATGTATATCGAAGGTATTCCTGCATACTTGATTAAGACTTCTGCAAGACCTGAGATTACTAATGGTAAAGTGACTATCGACCATATCAACACTCGTAGATATGTAAAAGGCCGTTCCGAATGGAGTGACTTGTCAGTAACCCTTTATGACCCAGTAGTTCCATCAGCTGCACAAGCAACTATGGAGTGGGTAAGACTACACCACGAATCAGTAACTGGTCGTGATGGATATTCTGACTTCTACAAAAAAGATATCACATTCAATAGTTTGGGTCCTGTTGGTGATAAAGTAGAAGAGTGGACTTTGAAAGGTGCTTACATCCAATCTGCTAATTTCTCTGATATGGATTATGCAGGTGAAGATTTGGCAACAGTTGAATTGACACTTACTTACGATTACGCAATCCTACAATACTAATTTTAACTAAGATATATTATGAAAAATATTATTAGAAGAAGAGGTGATTATGTAGTAGATGCAGTTACCTTTGCAGGAGTAATCACAATTACTGAAGATAACACTACTGCAGTTAGTTGTTCATTCGACATCGATGAAAACTTCCCATACACTTGGACCAATGGGTATGAGTGTGTAAGAACCGACATCGATATGCCAGATGCATATACTGGTGGTGGTGAATGGAAACTACTCGGAGATAGTGGTTCATACACTTGGGAACAAGTTTAATAAAATTGTACTATGAAAAACAAACCCTCACCTTTTGGTGGGGGTTTTTGTATTATAAATGTTTGAGTTCCATATTTATATGTGGTTAACCAAATTATAACAAAGGAAGTTATGGCAGATTTACAAGATGACTACAAAATGTCTGATGCTGATTTAGCTGCTCAGATTAGACAACAACACGAAGTGAAACAAGTAAGTGATTACAAGTTTCCAACTGAAATTATCGAACTCCCATCAAAGGGTTTGATTTATGCAAACGACAATCCACTATCAAGTGGTAAAGTCGAAATGAAGTATATGACTGCAAAAGAAGAGGACATCCTCACAACTCAGTCATACATCAAAGATGGTTCGGTTCTTGACCGACTATTCCAATCTCTTATCGTATCAAATGGTGAAGGTATGCCTATCAAGTATGTAGACTTGGTGACTGGTGACAAGAATGCCATTATGATTGCTGCAAGAATCTTGGGATATGGTAAAGATTACGAAGTTGAAGTGGAAGACCCTTATAGTGGTAATAAACAAAAAGAAACCATCGACCTCACTCAGTTTGAAAACAAAGAGTATGATGGTTCACAACAATTAGAACCTCATAAAAATGAGTTTGAATTTACACTACCTCGTTCTCAAAGAAAAATTACCTTTATGGCAATGACTGAGAGTAAAGAGAGAAAGGTAAAACACACAACTGAGGAATTGGCAAAGGCAAATCGTAAACTAAAAGATTCAACCTCAAGAGAACTCACCACTCGTATGAAAACTATGATTTTATCAGTAGATGGAGATAGTGAGCAAAAAGCAATTAATCATTTCGTTGATAATGAACTATTCGCAGTAGATTCTAAGGCCCTCAGAGCGTATATTAACGAAGTAGTACCTGACATTGACCTAACTTGGGAATTTGTATCTGAGGAGACCGGGGAAGGGAGAGAGATGCTACTGCCAATGGATGTGACCTTTTTTTGGCCTTCCAATTAATTATAGGCAGTATCTACACGCTCATATTTTTGACCTAATCTACCACGGAAATGGTGGATTTACCTTCTCGGATGTTTACAATATGCCGATTTGGACTCGTAAGTTTTATATCAATAAAATTGTTGAGTTTAAGGAAGAAGAGAAGAAAGCACACGATAAAGAAGCTGCTAAAATAAGAGCAAAGACAAGAAAGTAAGGAAGACCCAACTTAAAGTTGGGTTTTTC